ACTTTGGTGAAAGTGAAATTCGGTTCTGCAACAAGTGGGGAAATCGACTACACGGGCGACGCTTACCTCGTAAGCTACGAACAAGAAGCGGGCGTTGAAGAAAACGTGACGTATTCATTCGGGTTCACGGGAACTGGAGTATTGACGCAAGCGTCAGTTGCTTAATCAAAGAATTGATTCGGGGCCGTCCGTCGGGCGGTCCCTTTATTACCTAACAACAACAAAACAAATAAGATGACACAAATCATTGAAATCGGTGAACGTAAACACCCAATTAGATTCGGATTCAACGCCTTGCGTGAATTCTCAAGAATGACGGGAACAACATTGGCGCAATTGGAAAACCTTGGCGACGATATGACTTTGGACCAAGCAATAACATTGATGTATTGCGGATTCAAAGACGGCGCAAGAAAAGAAAAGGCACCATTCCGTTATGATGTGGCTGATGTTGCGGATTGGATTGACGAAGATGAGGGATTGATTGAAAAGGCGTTCGCCGTCTTTGAACAACAATTTTCGTCGGGTGAAAAAAAGTAAATGACCAAACGCCGAAAGGTGAATCAAGCGTTGCAACATGGGACACGTTGGAAGCGTTTGCGTTTGGTCAAGTGGGATTGATGCCGTCCCAATTCTATGACTTATTGCCACGCGAGTGGGGCAATATGGTTGAGGGTTGGAACGAACGTCAAAACCGAAAGGAACGAGCGGATTGGGAACGGACGCGTTGGATGACAACAATCCTTTTGAATCCGCACACAAAGAAACGCATCAAGTCAAAAGATTTGATTGTGTTCCCTTGGGAAAAAGAACCGAAGAAAGACCGCAAGGTTTGGACACGGGGCGAAATATTAGCAGTAATAAACGAACGCAAACAACGCGCAAAAGCCAATGGCAAGTCTTAGTTCATTAAATTTCCGACTAACCGCGAACATCGCGCCATTCCGTAAGGGTCTAAATAAGGCCGAACGTTCAATGGACAAGTTCGGACGCAAGATGCAACAAACGGGCAAAAATTTGTCCATGAAGTTGACCGCGCCGATTGCCGCATTGGGGGCGATGTCGTTCAACGTGTTCCGCGATTTTGAACTTGAGATGGCGAAGGTCAAAGCCGTATCGGGTGCGACCGCTGATGAGTTTAAATTGTTGTCGGACAACGCCAAAGAATTGGGACGTTCGACTATATTCAGCGCACGTGAAGTGGCTGGATTGCAATTGGAATTTGCAAAACTTGGTTTCACCGCTAAACAAATCACGGGCGTCACTGAAGCCACATTGAATTTGGCGCAAGCATCGGGAAGTGACTTGGCACGTTCGGCCGAAGTAGCGGGCGCAACATTGCGTGGTTTTGGTCTTGATGTTAATCAAACTACACGCGTCACCGATGTGATGGCGAAATCTTTTGCATCGTCGGCTTTGGATATTGAATCTTTTGCGGAAGGGATGAAGAATGTTGCGCCAACGGCAAAAAGCGCGGGGATTTCCTTAGAGCAAACCACGGCAATGATGGCGATTCTTGCCAATGCGGGCGTCAAAGGTTCAAAAGCCGGGACGCAATTGCGAAGAATCATATCCGAAATTGAAACATCGGGAAAATCCACATCAACTGCGCTGAAAGAATTGGCCGCTGAAGGTTTGGACCTTGGTGGCGCAATGGACGAGGTTGGACGACAAGCGCAAACGGCACTCATCACATTAGTTGACAACATTGACGGCATCGCGAAACTTGATGAAGAATTCGCGAACGCGGCGGGAAGCGCGTCAGAAATGGCGAAAATCATGGATATGACGGCCGCGGGTGCATCCAAAGCATTGGGTTCAGCGGTCGAAGGTTTAGCGATTGAATTTGGTGGTTTGGTATCAGTGGCATTGACGCCAGTCATTAAAAAGTTGACGCAATTTGCAACTTTCGTCAACAACTTGCCAAAGGGGTTAAAAATATTTATTGCAGTCATTGCGGGATTAGCGGCGGCAATTGGTCCGATGATTTTTGTCGCGGGGTCTTTAGTTCGTGTTATGACTGCACTTCGCGCGGCCACGATTTTGCAAACGATTGCAACGGGTGCGCTTGGTGTTGCCGTACAACTTGCAACGTCACCAATCACATTGATTGCAATCGCAATCTTTGCATTGGCGGCGGCGTTTATTTACGTTCGAGAAAATAGCGAAGCCTTTTCCACTGGTTTGCGAAACGCATTCCGTGACGTTGCAAATTTTGTGTTGCCTTTAATCAACACATTGATTGCGGCATTCAACAAGGTCGCGTCAGTTTTAGGAAAAGATTCCGTACTAATTGAACCATTCGAGAAATTTCAACGCGAAGAACAACCGATTTTGAAATCGTTCCGCGAAGTGTTTGGCGGTGTAGCGAAAAGCCTTGGTTTAGTTAAAGAAAAGGCAGAAGAAACAACGGAATCGCTTGGCACTTTGCCGCCAGTAATTGAAGACATAAACCAATCAACGGCGGGCGCAACATTCGGATTGAAAAGAATGTCACAAGCGTTCATGGAGTTGCCGAGAAAAGCAACGCCCGCATTGATGGAATTGAAGCCAGCAATGGTTGCAATAAAAAAAGAATTGGTTGATTTCGGAGCGTTGGCCATAAATGCGGGAATGGCAATCCAAAATCAATTCGCACGTTCACTTGAAAACGCATTCGGCGTATTAGAAGAAGGCGAAACAAGATTCGGAAAATTCAAAGAATCAATGATTTCGGGATTGCGAAGCCTAATCACTCAATTCGTAGCGGCGGCAATCGCGGCGTTTGCTTTAGCCGTTGCCGTTCGACTTGCCTTTGGTGGTCTTGCTGGACTTGGCGGAATCGGTGATATCTTCGGAACAATGCAAAGCGTGGGCGGATTTATGCCAAACATTCCAATGCTTGCCGAAGGTGGTGTTGTAACTTCACCAACGTTGGCAATGATTGGGGAAGGCGGACAATCCGAAGCGGTCATTCCATTGGATAGATTGAATGAATTTGGCGGCGGACAAAACGTTGTTGTCACGGGACGCATCAGCGGGTCCGACATACTATTGAGCAACGAACGCGCATCGCGCAACCGAACAAGACAAAGAGGTTTTTAATATATGGCGAATCCAAAACTATTTTCCGAGTTCCGCAGTAGCTACGGACATTTTTACTTGATTGAAATTTGGGACGACGAATATACGGGAACCGACCCGGACCAATTCAGCGTCACGGGTGATGGATTCCAATTGAACTATTCGGGACAAACGGACAATATATATTCCCCAATCATTGGGTCGTCGGTATCGTTTGGAATGTACGTTCAAGATTCAGCAACAACAACATTCCTCAACAACCTCAAGCAATATCAGCAAGACCGCTATTTCGTCAAGATTTGGAAGGGTGAATTCAGCGGTGAAGATGCCAACACGTGGTACAACACAAGCAAGGTTTCCGACGATGGATTGGTGATGTCATTTTCACCCGATGAAGAACAAGTGGTTTACCTCGACTTTCATTGGGGCGGATATATCGTTCAAGATATTATTGAGGTTGAAGATATGTCGCAACCTTACGTTCTAAACATTCAAGCCACGGACGGCATTTCAAAGTTGTCGGACACATTATGTGGTACGTCATTTTTCCGTCAGTTCACCAACCAGTTCATCAACGCATTGGACCAAGTTGGCGTGTTGGGAATGTACGGAAGCGAACACCCGGTGTTGGCCGTTGTGTGCGATTGGTGGGCGCAAGAAATGACCTACAACGCGAACAACAATCCATTGGATGAAACGTGGGCAGATTTCCACGCCTTTGATACCATCGATGAGGATGGTGTAATCACGGGCAAAACGTGGATGGAAGTGTTGGAACAAATGTGTTATATTTTCGGCTTACGTTTATACTATTCAAAAGGCCAATATCGATTGGAACAATTGTTCACGCGTGAAGCGTCATCAATGTATGAACACCGATATAAAAAGGACAAAACAAAAATTGATTCCGAATCGGTATCGTACAACAAGACCATCAATCAAACGTCAAACAAGGCGCGATTAGCTGGGAATCTTTTCAACTTTTTGCCCGCGGTGAACAATATTTCCGTTGTGGCAAACAAGGAGCCAAAAGCAATAAATGGTGTCGTCAGTGATGAGAATACGCAACCGACGACGGAAGTTGGATTCATAGCGTCAACGCCATCGAATCAAATATTTTTTGGATTCCATCACGTTGGTCAAGTGACCATCAATCAACCCGTTGGTTCCGCTAAAATATACATGAAGTTGCGATTGAACGTTGAATTGTACGATTTCAACAACAACGTCACCTACTATTTGAAACGCACGTTCACGGGAATGACACCGGGCGCAATCAGTTGGACAACAACACAAGCGGGTTCGGGTTATGAAATCATTATTGGCCCATTGCAAGAATTTGACCGCGATGAATTATTGGTCACCGGAAACACATCGGTCGTGACGCCAAACGTTCCCGAAGATGGCGACGTTTCATTTGATTGGGAATTCGTGGAGTTCGTCAACAAATCGGGCGCAACGCACACATTGAATGCCGCGAATCAATACGGGTGGCAAATGGAAACGCGAAATCTTACCACTACAAATGGCGAGGGCATCACTAATGAAACCATTCGAACGCGTGCGATATCACCGAACACAAACATCAAATCAAATTTATCGTACGAACTGCCGGAAATGAATTTGTTCACGGGCAATGGCGAACGCGGTTCATTGGTTAAGCAATACAATGTAGGCAGTTTATTGATTAAGGTTCCATATACAAATTGGCGCGAAGGGAATTCGGGAACTTATATTGAAATCCAAAAATTGGTTTGTCAAGAATTTTTAAAATTGATGGACGCACCGATTCAGAAATATATGGGTCGAATGTTTAGCTCCCACGATTTCCGACAACTTTTGACATTTGATTCAAAGAATTGGATTCAATTGGGTGGGACCTATTCGGCCAATATGGACGAATGGGATGGTGAATGGTTCGTCATAAGTCGTGCGGGAATCACGCCAACGTTTGACAATTCAACCACCAAAACCGATGTCACATTCTTTGATGGTGTGAACGGAATCACGGGCAACACATCGTTCAGTGGTTTGGATGCCGTGAATCTTGACACCAACATTTTGGACGTGACAACCACGGCGAATGTCGGCACCGATTTGGATGTCGGTGGCAACACCGACGTCACGGGCGCATTGGATGTCACGGGCAATTCAACATTGTCGGCCACATCGGTTGGTGAGTTCACGACAACGGGGCGCGTGAATGTCACATTGAATGAAGTGACGGGCGCGCCGGGTGGTTCGGAAACATTATCGGCAAGCAACAATTTCAACTTCATTGATTTCGAAAGTGGTGAAAATGGAACGTACACATTGAATTTGCCATCATCCGAACCGGGATTGATTATGCGATTTAAAACGGATGAAACCATCGCCGCAAACAAAAACATTTCATTGACACCGCAATCGGGTGAACGCATAGATGGCGAGGCATCGTACACGATGGATAGACCCTACGATGGAATCACATTGATGGGTGGGCCGAGTGGCGATTGGTTTGTGATTCAAAAGAAAGAGAAATAAAAAGCCGTTAGGCGATACTTATATTTGTAATACATACATAAAGACGAAGATGAATGAAACAATCTCAATTCTACTACCTCCTACGGAGAGGGTTGTTCAGCGCGGGGTCGGCAATTATCAAAAATGGACTTGTTATGTTTAATAAGTTCACGACCGCTGGCCTCAATTTCCCCGCCCAAGGCTCGGCCGAATTCAACGGGACGAGTGATTATATTAGCATTTCGAGCGATTCAAGTATTTCGGGAATCACGGAAAATTTTACACTTTCTTTTTGGTTATATCGCAAAAGCGGTCTCGCTTTAATTTCAAAAGGGGATTCGGACATTACTGAAGAATTTAGGGTTCAAATCGCTGATGGATATGTTTATTTTGACGTTGGCAATAGTACCGGCCCTTATAAACAACCAAGCACCACAAACGCTACAAATGAATGGATTCATTACGCGTGTACGGTAAAACGCACAAGCGGGAATACTGATATTCAAATCTATAAAGACGGCTCAAATTTAGGTGGTTCGGTTATTAGTCCGGGAAATAGTCATAACACAAATACACACCCTATTTACATCGGTAGATATTTAACAAATTATACCAATGGAAATTTCGCCAACGTCGCAATATGGAACCGCGCGCTTTCAAGCGATGAGATTAATTCCGTGATGTGGAAAAGTTACGAAGGTTTAACCGGTGCGGAATCAAACGGACTACAAGCGTGGTACTCATTAGATGACATCACAAGCCCGGCGGCATCGCTCGCCAATATGGAGCAACTTGCAACGGATAAAGACGCAACAATAGAAAACAAGGCGGCCATCACGGCGGCCATAAATGCACTAAGCTAATGGCACTAAT